CCATCAGAACACTTGTAGTTACCATAAGTCGCTAGGCACTTTGTTTCTTTGTACCTATCCGCAATCGTCTGCAATACGTTCTCGTGTGCGAACCAATCATCCCCATCCAAGTGAACTATAATATCGTTCGGCTTAGATAGTGAGTTTTCTACCCCCTGAATATGGCTATGCAGAGTTCCACATTTGTTTGGCACATGACCTAAAATATAACGGTCATCATCCCCTACTGCTTCAATAGCATTTTTAAATGTATCGTCCGTAGATGCATCATCAATAATTACGTGCATAAAATTTTTATAAGTCTGCTTTTTAGTAGACTCGATACATTTACCAATCCATTCCTCTGCGTTATGCACAGGGCTGATAACAAAAAGTTTACTTTCCTCTTCCATTTGTTCCCTCCAATTCGGGTCTAACTAAGTACGTTACCTTGCCCAGCCAATCCACGCTAAATCCTTTTGTGTGGCATAATAACACATGGAAGAAATCAGCATAGTCTTGTACATGGGGAGGTACTTCCGTGGAAAATGGGTTCTTTGTTAAAACATCAACCTTATAGATAGGAACAGCTACGTTACCCATAACAACTCCTTTACTTTTATCCAGGCACATTTCCATTCCGTTGTTAAACAACAATCCTTGTACCCAAATATCTACGGAAGAGTCTCT